GCACGGGCAGCTTCACGCCCATCATCTGCCCCCACTGCTCCATGAGGGCGACGGCTTCGGCGTACGACGCGGCCATTTCGACCGCCTGCACGTCCTGCGGGCTCGCCTGCTGCCAGATCGGCAGCGCCGCGATGGCCCGGAAGGCCTCGTTTTCCATAATGGCGTTCTTGGTGTCGAGCGTGAGGCTCGGGAGCCAGCTGGACTTGCCGTAGAGGTCGAGAATCTTGCCCTGTGTCTCCGGCTCGAGCGGATTGACGACGTGGTAGGCCATCAGCTGCTCGATTTCGGCCCGATCCGCGAGCGTGGAGCGCGGGGTGGACGATCCGGCCTCCGCGATCACATCCACGTTGCCCTGGAGGTCGGCGCCGATGAATTTTTCGACCTGCCATTGCCCGTCGCGCCCCTTGATGCGCAGCAGGCGCTCTTCCGTGCAGTAGAGGCGGAAAATCTCGACCGCCTGGCTGCCCCACTCGGCCCAGGCGTCCTCCCACATGATGAACAGCGGCCCGTAGGAGGACAGGCCGCGCTCCTGGAGGATTTGCAGCGCGATTCCCGCGGACACGCCCGCCGGGCGGCCCCCTTTGAGCACGTCGAACGTCTTGGCGAGCTTTTCCACCGAGGCGTCGATGTCATGCATCCACTCCACGAAGGCCATCGGCAGCGGCTGGCCCGGAATCCGCTCCGGTTTGGCGTTGCCGGGGCCGAGGGCGTTGTATTTCACCACCGCGCCGGCCTCGCCGCCCCCTTCCTTCAGCCCCACGACGTTGGCCGAGCGCGGCTCGAGCCAGATCGGCATGCCCATGCGCATCCCGCAGAGCATCAGGGCCGATTCCCAGCGGTTGCGGTCGCTCTGCTTGAGCGCGATGTCGTCGGCGACCGTTTTCGGCCAGAAGGTGCCCGGCACGAGCTTCTGCGGGAACCACGTGAAGGGCAAAAAGTAGCGCTTGCCCCCGTCCTGGCTCCGCGCCCAGTACGGCAGCGGCTTGGCGTAGGCCAGCGCCGACTCGCCGACCACGATGGCGAGCAGCCCCCCGGGGTAGGTGTCGTCGGGGAGCTGCCAGTACCACCGCTCCGTCACCCGGTTGTTGCCGAGGAGGCCCGAGAGGGCCTGATCGCGCCGCCCCGTGCCCCGCTCGTCGAGCGCCGGCCCCTGGATGGCCAGCGCCGACATGTACGACTCCTCCGCGGAGCCCGCCACGTTGGGGCTGATCGATTCGCTGATGTCCTTCCAGCGCGTCTTGGCGTCCTCCACGCTCAGGCACTTCTCGCGGAGCAGGCGCCGGTGCTGGCCGAACTGCGTGATGGCCGGGTCGAAGAACATCTCGAAGAGCGGCGCCACCTCGGTGTACATCTTGCCGACCGGCACGCTCTGCTGGGTGGGCGCCAACAGCCCCGTCATACCGCAGTCCGGCCCCTCGCACATCGGCGCGCCTTGGGGCTGGACGTTTCCGCACGCCTGGCAGACATCCACAGGCACCTGGCGCACGCCCCACACCGGGTCGGGGTCGTAGCCGGTCTCGAGGAAGGCGCCGCCCGTGAAGCCGACCCACGTGGCCAGCGACTGGCGCACCATGCGGATCTTCACCTCGTCCTCGATGACTTGGATGGCGCGCGCGGCCACATCGGCGGCGGCGCGGTCGTCCGGCTCGTCCGGGGAGCCCGGCCGCCAGTTGAGCGTCGGCTCCACGCGGCCGAAGACGGCGTTCACCGTGTCCATCGTGTCCGCGAAGATGTTGGTGACCGGCGTCGGCACGCCGCGCGGGATGTTGGCCGGGCGCCAACGGCCGGTGCCGAGATCCCACTTGATCCACTGGATGCCGCGGTAGAAGAGCAGGTTGCGGTACATCGGGCGCAGGAAGCGGTCGCGGAGCTCGCGCTTGCCGAAATCCTCGCGGAACTTGCGCACGCGCTCCAGAATCGCGTGCGTGTCGGTGTAGGGATCAGCGGCGGGCGGCGCGGCGGTATCCGCTACGGGGCCAGTAGTGGCCGCGCCCAGCATCGTGCCCGCGCGGGCGTCCGAGGATGCGAGCATGCCGGCCAGATCAGCCATCAAGGCCCCTCATGGCATCGACCTCAGCCGCAGTGGGCTCCCAGTACAGGTCGAACATGCCGCAATCACATCGTAGTTGTGGACGGCGAGTAACGCAGCGGGACACGATCGGATATGCCGGAACCCCGGGATCATTTAGGGTCATCGGATTGATCACCATCTGGTGCTCGAAGTAGCACCAATTGCTCGGGACGGCGTAGCGCTGTCTGCCCAGATCAGCCATTACTTAGACTCATATTCGCCGCACCAGTCACTATTCAGGACTAGCGGCCACCTGGTCCATGTCTCGTCGGCCACGGCACTCTGCGGCCGCGGCGCATAGCGATGACAGCGCGCGCCGCTTTCGTACCGGCAGCTAGAACAGGACGGCACGCTCTCTTCGTCAGCCACGGGCCACCTCCGCGCAGCGCGTCCACTCCGCGAGCAGCGCCTGCTTGTCGGGTTCGGTCAGGTGCAATTCGTCGGTCGCCCACGACGTGAGCCACGCGCCGTAGTCGGGCGAGTACCAATCGGCATAACGCTGCCCCGCCGAATCGAGTACCGCGACGGGATCGCCGTTGACCTCGGCCGGGCCGGGCGTGCCGGGGGCCGGGGCATGGGCGGCGCAGTAGCCGATGCCGGGCGTCTGGCCCCCCGACGGCCGCTGGATGCGCGCGTAGACGGAGTCGGGCAGCGGGAAGAGGAGAAAGCACTCGCCCGTCTTGCCGTGGCGCGCGGAGACAAAGATCGGGGCGCCGCAGGCCGTGCAGTGGCCGGCGTGGAGCATCAGCTGCCCGCCTGGCTGAACTCGGCGTCGCCCATCAGCCCGGCCAGCTCCTTGCGCAGATCCTCCTCCTTGTCGCTCATCAGCGGGCGCGGATGGATCGTCGCGTGCCCGTCCGTCTTCAGGCGCACCAGCTCGGCCACCGCGATGTTGGCTCTTTGGGCCTCCTTCGCGCGCTCGGTGCGCAGGTACTCGATCTCGGCCTCCAGGTGCTGGACGTAGGCGGTGGACCAGAAGCGCCAGATCACGGCTCGGTCTCCGCCTCCACAATGACGGCGTATTCCGGGTCCGCGTGCGGATTGGCCAAGCCGCGCTGGCCATGATCGACCCATCCGGGGCCAAGCGCGGCGAGGGCTGCTTCTCTCGTCAAAAAGATCGTCGGGTCCACCTGCGCCCATTCATCGTAGTTCTGCCGAACGACCACAAAGCACTTCATGCCGACACGCCCCAGCGATAGTTGCTCGGCTTTGCACCGGGCCGCGCCGGGAGGAGGTGGACGCGTAACCTGATCTTGGGACGTGTCAGCATGCTTAAACCCATTCGGCGAGCGCCGTCGCGCCGCCGCGCTCGGCCTCGGCCTCGATCTGCGCCACGCGCTGGCGATGGGACCACGCCACGCGCAACTCCGTCTGATCGAGCGCGCGGCGACCGGCCGCGCTGCGCGAGGCGATCAGCGCGCGCTCGAAGGCCACGCGCTCCGTCACCTCGGGATCGTCGTAGAGCGACGGCAGCGGCCCCGCCGCGAGCGGGCGCGCGCGCAGCTGGAGCGCATCCACCACCGCGTCCAGCATGTCGTCGTGCGTGTTCTCGCGGTCGGTGCGGAAGTGCCGCGCCTCCTCCTGAAAATCCTCCAGCGCCTCGCACTCCGTGGCGATGTGCAGCTCCCCCGCCTCCCACACCGGCTGGAGCGCCCGGATGCGCACGTTCTTCGTGATCTTCGTGTCGCGCTCCAGCTGCACGATCGGAAGGTAGTAGCCGCGCTTTTCGCCCTCGATCTCGAACAGGCGCCGGAAAATCTTGGCGAACGCGATGGCCTCGAAGCCGACCGCGACCACCTGCGCCCCTTTCGCCGTCAGCGCGTCGTAGCAGTCGTAGACGCGCGCGATCAGCTCGTCCTCCTTCCACTTGCCGCGGCGCAGATCCCAGATGTGCGGCTGCCCGTCGGGGCCGAAGGCGACGCCGGCCAGCGCGGAGTAATCCGCCCACGCCTTCGTGCTGATCGCCGGATCGACCGTGATGCAGACCCACATGGTGTCGAGCGGCGGCATGTCCGCCCGGCGCTCGCGCACCAGCTTGTCCGGGTCGAAGTAGGCCGTGTCGGGCGAGGAGGGATTGAGCAGGTACTGGCCCGCGAACCAGGCCGAGCCCATCTTGGCCCGGATGCCGAGCAGCGATTCCTTGCCGGGCACCGCGGCGGACACCGTGAAGCGCGTGGCGAACTTCGCCCGCTTCCAGCCGAAGCCGGGCGCGAACTCGGCGCCGGGGGCGCCCTCGGGGGCGTCCTCCCAGCATTCCTCGCGGTACACGCCGATCTCCCGGCCGTGGTGCGTCTTCTGCTCGAGCAGCCAGGCGTACGCGTCGGCATAGTGCCACGTGGTGCCGACGAAATCCTGCGTGCCGCCCGGATCAAGCAGCGGCTGCACCTTCTTGATGAACTCGATGCTCTTCAGCAATTCCTCGCGCGTCTGGCTGTTCTCACTCCCCACCAGGTCGTCGTACACGATGTGCTCGTAGTGGCGCGAGGTGAGCTCGCCCGTCGCCCCGATCGACTCCACCGTGCCCTCGCGCGTGTGGCGCGGGCGCTTGACCATGATCACCGACTCCGTCCACTTCCGCGCCTCGCGCTCCGGGTCCACATAGAGCACGTCCGGGAACGCGGCCACGAGCCACTTGTGCGTGAGCCCGACCTTCACGTCGGCCAGCATCGCATTGGCGTTCTCCGCCTTGTTCGACACGATCAGGATGCGGATCTGCGGGTTGCGCAGAATCCGCAGGATGATGCCCGCCACCGTGAGGATCGTCGTCTTCAGATGCCCGCGCGCGATCAGGTAGAGATTCTCCCGGTAGGGCGTCGTGTGCGCGTACCAGCAGAGCGGGCCGTGGAAGGCCGGGTCGATGGCGTTGCCCGCCCCGCGATTGGCGTGCAGGAGCTGGAGCAGCGTGTAGAGTGGGCCGTAGCCGTGCTGGTGGACCGCTGGGTCGTCGCTCAGCAGCGCCTGGCGGAGCGCGGCGCCGACGGCCGCGGCTTCCTTGCCCTCGCGCGTCGGGCGGGGCACGCTACTCGCTGGCCAGCCGGTTCAGCACGTCGCCGCCCGAGTGATCCCGCATCATCGGCTTCACGTGCGCCGGCAGCCGCTTCGTCGGCGTCGCCGCGAAGTCGTGCATCTGCGCCTGCGTCATGTCCGGCTTCTTGCCCCGCAACTTGCCCGGATTGTGCTCCGCGATCGCCATGAACCGCTGCTGCGCCTTACTCTTCGCTGGCATTCCGGTCCTCCCGTTCCACGCGAATCTGGCAGATGCTCGCGCCCAGGGCCCGTTCCCTCTCGGGACAGGCCTCCACCGCCCGCAGCCCCACCGGCTCCAGCACCGCGTTCACGATGCGCAGCGCCCCCTCCAGCTCGGCGTGCCCCTTGGCAAAGATCACCGGCACCGTGTAGGTCCGCCCGCCCTCTGGCCACTTCATGCCCACTCCGCCGCCGGCAGCGGCCGCTCCGCCTCGGGCGCCTCATCCTCCGGCACGTACGTGTTCACCGCCGGCTGGTAACTCGCCTCGCTACTCTGCGTCTCCCGCACCGCCCACGCGCTCGCCGGATCCCCCGTCTGCTGCCGCGCGCACCGCTGCACCATCGCCAGCGCGTTCATGTGCCGGTCGCCAAATCCACATGGCACAGCGCCTCGTTACCCCAGGTGTCCCAGCCGAGGCGGTTGCGCCGGGCGAAGAGTTCCAAGTACGGGCCGGGTGAGGCCGTCTCGATCAGATCCGTGAACACTTCGGGTTTCTGGCTATGCGTTTTCGGCTGCGCGTGCCGGATCACGGCGCTCGGCCAGCGCCCGAGGCGTCCCGGCGCCCCCCGTTGTCCCACGAGCAGAAATTCGGCATTCGGGGCCATCGAGCCGTTCAGCGCGTCCGGCTTCTCCCAGACCAAGCATTGCCGATAGCGGAATCGCCACGCCTTCATAATCGCCAATGCGACCGGCACGTAGCGATTAGTCGCCCACAGAAACAAGCGCGCGTCGGATGCGGCCACGGTATGCACCGGCAAGGCTCTGATTTGCGTGAGCGGCAAGGCCCCATATGGCAACGCCTTGGTGCGGATCGGACCGGCCCACACGCCCGCCGTCCGCGATTGCGTGGCGAATCCCTCGGGATAGGGCCACGGCGGATCGGCCACGATCGTGCGGTACTTCATCGCACCCCGTACCGGCAGATCCGCAGCGCCCGGCACCGATAACACGGACACGGCGCCCCCTCATCCGCCCCTGCCCGACACCACGCCGACGGCGGCGCGTACTCCCGCAGGATCTGCTCGAGCTCGGCGAGCTCCGCCACCACCGTCGCCCGCTCTCGCGCCGCCCCCGGCCAGTCGCGCGGGTCGCTCACAGGCCCAACTCCTCCTTCGGCACGTGATACGGGCAGTCCCCGCGACCACAACTCGGGCACCCCTCGGGATGGCCGTACAGCAGCACGTTGAGCACCATCACCGCCGGGTCCGCATCAGGGCCGTTGATCCACGACTCCGCGCACTCGCAGGGCCGCCCCGCAATCCGACACGACCACACATGGATCACAAGCTCCCCCGCTTCACCAGGTCCGCCCGCAGATTG